ATCGTGAATTGGACCGTTTAAGTACAGTACACAATCTAGCAACTCGTCAGGCATATCCGCCATACGATATCTTAAAATTAGACGAAGATACATACAAATTATCTTTGGCTGTTGCTGGATTTTCAAAAACAGATATTAATGTTTCAGTAGATAATGGAACGTTAATAATTAAAGGTGAAATAGCAGAAGTAACAGATGTTGAAGTTGTTCATAAGGGAATTGCTGCTCGTAAATTTACTCGCACATTTGCTCTTGGTGAATACATGGAAGTATCTAGTGCTGAACTTAAGGATGGCATGCTTACAGTTAATATTGTTCGTATTGTTCCTGAAGACAAGAAACCTAAAGTAATTAAAATAAAATAAATAAACAACCTAGGCATGTTGTAAAACTGCCTATTATTTGATATACTTAGATATAACTATAGGAGAATTAATGCCAAGATATGATTACAAATGCTCTGTTTGTTCTTCACAAATTGAGTTTGAAAAAAAATTTGATGAAGAAAAATATCCAGTATGCTGTAATCAATCTATGCAAAGACTTTGGAGTGCTCCTACTGCAATTTTCAACGGTAGTGGATTTTATTCAACAGACAACAGAAAGTAGCGATATAATAGTACTATGACAAACATATTAAAAGATCATCCAAGCGTAAAGCCAAAGCAATGGGTTTTAGATGCAAAAGATCGTTGTGATACATGCCAAGCACAAGCATTAGTCAAAGTCAAAGGGGCTTCTGGAGAACTAATGTTTTGTAGTCATCACTACGATAAGATAATGAATAATCCTGAGTCATATGCAAAGATGATGTCTTTTATGTTAGAGGTTCTTGATGAGCGTGAAAAGTTAGTTGAAAATAGAGCGATTGGGGCAGTGTGATGTATGAGTATTTTGTTAAAGAAGTAAAAAACGTTGTTGATGGAGATACTATTGACGTAATTATTGATTTAGGGTTTGATATTCTATTCTCATCCCGTGTTCGTTTGGCTGGTATTGATACTCCAGAATCACGTACAACAGATAAGGTTGAAAAGGTACTTGGTGTTGAATCTAAAGAATATTTAAAGAAACAACTTAAGGATGCAAAGTCTGTAGTTATTCGTACAGAAAAGATGAATTCATCTGAAAAGTATGGTCGTATTCTTGGCTGGCTATACATTAATGGAGAATCAGAGTCTATTAATAATAAAATGATTAATGATGGATATGCTTGGGGATACCTTGGCGAAACCAAGATTAAAGATTTTGAAGTATTAAAAAAGGCTAGAGTAAAGTCTGGCAAATGAAATCAATACTTTACTTTACGGCAGACTGGTGTCAGCCTTGTAAAAAAGTAAAGCCAATTGTTGAAGAATTAAATAGGGAATACTTTCCTGGTATTTTTCAAATAGTTGATGTAGATATAGAAAATGAAATGGCTAAAACTTTTGAAATTCGTTCTGTGCCAACATTTATTTTATTTGAAGACGGTAAAGAGATTAATAAAATAATTGGATCACAGACCAAACAATCATTATTGGAGTTTATTGGAAATGAATAACGAAGAAGAAAAAATGATTGAAAAACTTATTCTTGATGGTGGATTAGAAACTGTAGGGGTTGACCAAGAAACTGGAGAACTTTTATATTCTTTTACTCCTAAGATTAAAAATCTTATGCCAGATCTATACAATGAACATATAACAGACGTTAACTCTTGTGTTATGAAATTATGGGAAAAAGGGTTTTTAGAGATAGACTTTTTTGCTTCAGAACCCATTATTACCCTATCTAAAAAGGCTTTTGATCGTGATGCAGTAGAGGGTTTATCTAAAAAAGACAGGTGGAATCTTTTTGAAATCATACGGCTTTTGAATCCTAAAGCCTGATATAATCTATATATAGCCTAGGAGGTTTTATGTCAGTAAACGAAGATAAAAATGTGCCAATCTCAAAATCAATGGTAGCAGAGGGTGACTTTGTTATGTTTGTTCATAAGGATGATGGCATCATGGCTGGTCGTATTGAATATGTTATGACTAATCCTGGTTTACTTGGTCTTCCTGGTTCTGAATACTCAATGGAATATGTTGAAGATGACAAACCAGTTATTGTTCGTGCTTATAAAGAAGAAGATGGCGCATGGGAAGAACAGGCATATGTTTTTTATCATCGCATGTCAGAAGTTATAAAAATTGAATCACTATCTGTTTCAGTTGACATGGTTGTAGAAATGGGATCAAATGGAACTGGTATTCCAACAATGCCATCGCAATCTGATATGGAAAACATGTATGCTGTTCAGGTAAGCAAATCCTACAACTCAGATAATGAAGATGAAGACAAGTGGGATAACATGACAAAAGCATGTTGGGTTGGATATGAACAACGTGGCATGAAAGAAAAAGGTGGACGCATGGTTCCTAATTGCGTTCCCGTTGGTAAACTAGAAGAAATGGAAAATGAAATGGCAAAAGCAAAACCTAACTATGGAGATTTTATTAAACCACGTAGGGGTGGATCAACACCATCAGATCCTAAACTATATGCAAGAGTTGTGCAAGCAGCAAAAGATAAATTTGACGTTTATCCATCTGCAGTAGCAAATTCTTGGGTAGTACAAGAATATAAACGTCGTGGCGGTACATACAAGTCAGAATCACAATCTACAACAAAAAGTATTTGGGATGGATCTTTTAATCCTTTAAGGTTTGAGAAATAATGACAAAGAAAAAAACAACAGCATTCAATCCTACTCAAATAAAAAATGGTAGGATTGTTCGTTTAAGAAAAGACGGCACCATAAAAACAGATCTTGGTCCGTATCCAAAAACAAAGGCAGGGGTAACTAATGGCAAATAAAGAACAAAAGGGTAATGCTAATACAAAAAAAGAGCCTAAAATGACTCTTAAAGAAAAACGTGTTGCTAAACAACAAAAACGGGATAAGAAAAATGGCTGATACATACACTCCTACTTCTGGTATGAAGGCTGCTGCTCGTCGTGCATTGAAGTGGAAAGAAGATGGTAAGGCAACTGGCGCAGGAACTCCAGTAGGCTGGGGTCGTGCAACTGATATTGTAAATGGATCAGCAATGTCTCTTAGTACTGTTAAAAGAATGTTTTCTTTCTTTTCCCGTCACGAAGTAGATAAAAAAGGCAAAGGTTTTTATGATGGTCCAGAATTTCCCTCTAATGGCAGAATTATGTGGGATGCTTGGGGTGGAGATGCAGGATTTTCTTGGAGCCGTGCAATTGTGGAAAGAGAAAAAAAGCAAGTAGAAAAGGTTTGGGCAGATAGCCCATTTAATTTAAGAAAGGGGTAAAAAAGTGGAGGACTTAAATATTGAAGAATTAAATCAATTAGTTTTATTTTATAGACAAAAATCTTCAGATCTTGAGTTTAATTTATTGCAAATGCAAATAAAGTTAAATAGGACTATGTCTGTTGAAGATTCAGTAGAAGCAAAGCCAGCAATTAAAAAGTAGATGGGTCTAAATAATGCAAGAGTTAATAGTCTTAGGCTTGACATTGGCTCTTGCTTGGTTTATACTTAAAGTAGGTAAAAGTAATAAGAAAAAACCTTATTCAAGAACCTTGCATAAACAAAGTGATACGCATAGGTTATTGAAATCATTTTTTTCTATGAATTTATCCAATAACCAAGAAAATCTTTCTCAATTGACAAAACATAAAGAAAAGGGTATGATTAAGGTTATTGTTTTAGGCAACGAAGCATATTGGATATCTAATCATATTTTTTATGTTGCAGAGGCTGTAGACGGTGAGGTACAACGCCACACCGCTAAACCAATAGATACTAGTACTTTATCAAAAGGTGACTTAGATAAAATGCTTTTTATATTAGATAGTTTAAGGGATGGAAAAAGAGATGATCGTGGCAGTTCAGGGCACAAGTGAGTTTAATGATTACAACGTATTCATTCGCTCTATGGGTGTTGCCATGTCAAACATGCATAAAGACGATACAGAGTTTGTAATTTACTCTGCTGGTCCTGCTAAAATAAATTCTTTTGTTTCTGAGTTTTCTAATTTATCTGAAAGAGGAATGAAAGCAAGAGGAAAAAAGATTAAATTTTATAAAGTTGCTCCAGTTTGGATGCAAGAAAATTTAGATCAAATTAACTACTTTGCTTTCTTAAGTAAGCCTAATGAAAAAACTTCAAAATTAGTTTCAGAGGCACAGTTAAAAAATGTAGAAGTTGGTATATTTAAATACTAGGGGGTATTTATGTTTATTAGAAGTTTGAATACTATGGAAAAAATTATTTCCAAAAATAATAATTTACTTTGGAATGGTTGGGATGTTATTGATTTAAAAGAATCTGACATTGCAAAAACATCTCCAATGGGTATTAGAGTTAAAGATAAGTGGTACATCCACAAAGTTTATTCTCCTGGTCGTAATGGGTGGGATATACCAAACAAGTATCGAGAGTAATTATGAAACAGCATTTATGGAAAGATGACGCAATTTGTTTAGGTCTTGATACAAATATTTATTTTGATAAATATGAAGACAACGAATCTGGTAGGGCAATT